GGCCCCGCTGGTCAAGGATGACGATCTGACCACGCTCGACCCGGAGGCGGTGTTTTTATTGGCCTTCGCCAATGCCAAGGCGCACGAGCGCGACCCGGATGCGGACAATTACGCCAGTCAGGCCAACCGTTATGTGAGCAGCCTGATTGCGGGGACACACAACACCCGGCGCTATGTCCCCGGCGAGCCGTCCCCGCCGCCGTTGCCGCGTCCTGTGCGGGTGTAAGCATGCGCCAGCAAACCCTTTCCACCATCAAGGCCGGAATGACCCGGCTGCGCAGCAAGGGCGGCGCATCGCCCGATGCGCTGTATGACCTCTTGAATGGCTATGTCACGGTCGCGCAGACGGTCAAGAGCCGTCCGGGGACGCGGATTGCGCATACCATTCCGGCGGGGTGCAAAGGACTGGTGTGGTTTCAGGGGCGGTTTGTGGTGTTCTCGCATGTGCCGGTGGCCAGCGCCGACCCGCGCGTCAAGGTTGAAGTCCTCCCGCATCCCGAGGATGACGATGACAACAAGACCCCTTTGAAAGAGATTCACTATGCGCTGCCGTTTCTGGGGCACTTGTACGTGGTGGCCGAGTTCGCCGACGGCGTGACGCGCCACTACTGGCTGCAAACCGGGCCGCGCTGGAAAGCGGACGCGATGTACCAGGCGGGCGATCTGGCGCGCCCGACAAGCGGCGAGGTCGGCCTGGTGTATGTGGTGGTGAACACGCATGACGGTTTGCCGACATGGCAGCCGGATGTGACCTATCAGGTCGGCGATGTGGTGTTGCCGAGCGTCTATAACGGCTATCGCTATGTGGTGGCAGAGATCAGCGGCGACAATCCGCGTTCGGGCGAGGTGGAACCGATCTGGCCCGCCGTCCCGGATGCGACCGTGGATGAAGACGCCGACGATTCCCCGCGCGCCGACGCGCCCGCGCCGGACACTGGCAACACGCCGGGCAACACATTGCCGCGCAACCCGGATCCACGCTATGGCGGCGGTGGTGATCGTTCACATCACGAAACGGCATTGGAGTAAGTCATGACCTTTCCCGTCTGGCAACCCAACCGTACCTGGCGCCCCGGCGATATCGTCACGCCGCGCACACAGCCGCCGCAGTACAGCGTGGCCCTCGCCAATGGCAATTTCGAGCAGGGCAATACCGGGTGGGAGTATCAGGGTCAGGTGAGCTATGCACACAAGCCCGACGATGCAGGGCAGAACTGCGCCATGCTGGATTACGGTAAAGGGGGTGGGTTTGCGCTGAACCAGTCGCAGTTAAGCGTGCCGCCAGGCAAGCCGCTCACGGTACGCGGCTCGATCATGATCAAAAAGAAGGGGCGCGGTGGAGGCGGCAACGTCATCATCCGCTGGTACACCGCGCAGGGCATTTTGATCAGCGAGCACGCCAGTCCGTTTGTGGCCGGGGGCAAGCAGGGCTGGAAGGAAGCCCGGATCACCGCCGCCTGTCCGGCCAATGCCGCTTACGCGCGCGCCGGGTTCGCGCTGTCGGTACAGAACAGCAACAACCGGATTTATGCCGGAATGCTGGCCGTGCTGACCACCGCCTATCCACCACCGCCACCGGGGCTGACCTTCCGCGCGGTGCAGGACAACGCCGCAGTCAGCGCCGCGCACGAGCCGACCTGGCCGCAGAGCACCGGAATACAAGTCACTGATGGTGATGTGATCTGGGAAGCGCTGATTGCCTCGCGCATCACCTGGAAGGCCGAGCCGTTGTACCTCTCCGCCAGCACCGAACCGGACTGGCCGCAGTACGTCGGCGGGCGGGTGACGGACGGTACGATCACATGGCAGGCAGCGGCGCGCGATATTGAAGACCCGAACTGCCCGCACGGGAAAGTGGTGGTCATTGCCGCATCGAAGGTGTTCTGTGCCGATGGCGATATTGTCCGTTACAGCGCGACGGTCAATCCGCTGGACTGGTCATCCGACAATGATGCCGGGTTTCTGCCGACCGGGTTGCAAAACTATGGGGCCAATCCCGCCGCCGCATTGGGGTTGTACCGGGGCAACCTGATTGCCTTCAACTCGGAAGGTTTCCAACTGTGGCAGCTTGACGAAAACCCCGCCGAAATGGCCCTGCTGGACGCGCTGCCGCTGGGGTCTACCGCCCACCACGCCATCGCGCCCGCCGCCAATGACCTGTTCTTTCTGACCAGCCAGGGCGTGCGCTCGCTGGCGCAGTCCGCCGCCAGTACCAGTTATCAGGCGGGCGATGTCGGCATGCCAATCGACCCGCTGGTGCGTGAGGCGGTCGCCGCGTCCGGCGCGCCACCTTTGGGGCTGTATTACCCGGCGATGGGGCAGTATTGGCTGCTGTTCAACCGCAATGACCAGTGCGAGGCATTTGTCTATGGCACCGGCAGGCCGGGACAGGTCGGCGCATGGTCGCGCTACGTGTTCCCGTTCCCGGTCGATGACTGGACGATGGCGGGCGATGTGCTGTATCTGGCCAGCGGGAACCACATTCACCGCGTGGATGAATCCCTGACCGGGGATGAAATCGAAGCGGGCGGCCCGCGCGCGGTGATCCCGTTCCCCGGCGTGGTGCAGTGGCCGTGGCTGGACTTCGGCCAGCCGGGGGTCACAAAACGCCTGTTCGGGTTTGATGTGGTGGGAGAAGGCGCGATGCAGGTGAGTTTCGGGTTTGACCAGTCACAGCCTGCGGCCTTCACCCCGCCGTGGCCTGTGCCCGCCGACACCGTGCCGGGACAGATCATCCCGATGCCGCTGGCCGCGCCGTCGCTCTCGGTCAAGCTCACCTGGGATGGCAGCGCGCCGTGGCAATTGCACGCGGTAACGCTGTATGTTCAGGATCGCCCGGTGCGGCGGTGAGATAAAACCCGTCAGGGCAGCAGTTTGAACAGCACCGCGATGACGGTGCCGAACCCGGCGATCATCATCCCGCCCAGTTTGATGATGAGATCGCGGCGGACGATTTCGATTGCGCTATGCAGTTCGTTGCGTACTTCACGCAAATCGCCTTTGGTCGCCACATCGGCGGCATGATGCGATTCGCGCACCACCTCCACGATCGCGCGCGCCTGCTCGCGGGGAATCTGCACCTGTTCCAGCGCATCCACCAGCTTCATCGTGTCAAAGGTGATCGTGGCCATCGGGAAGTCTCCAAAGAATGCTTGAAGTATAGCACCCGCCCCGGACGTGGCGGCCCGTCACATCTCCGCCGTGGGCGGCGAGCCGGGTGCGGGAATCTCGCCAATCGGATCAACGCCATCGGAGGCACCGTTGAGCAACACCATCACGCTCTGGCTGAACGCCGTCTGGCTGCCGTCACTGACCCGGCAGCGCCAGTGGCCGGTGGCGGGTAGGCTGCCCAGGCGCTCAAATGCGGTCAATGGGGCCGTTGGATTGGTGGCGGTGATGGCGTTGCTGCCGCTCACGCGCTGCCACAGGTACGCATAACTCCCGGTGCCACCGCTGGCGGTGGCGAGCACGGGGCTTGACATGGTCTCGCCAGACACGGAGGCGGGAGCCACGCTCACGCTCAGCGGGGTGCGGTTCCAGATGGGCGTTGCGCCGATGAAGACCCGCGTGACCGGGGCTGCGCCAATGCGCAAGTCGGCGGGCGCGCTGGCCCCAAGCAAGACAGACATGCGTGGCCTCAGGTAACGATGTACAGGGTGGTGGGGTCTTTGGGGTTGAGTGCGGTGTACGCGGCCTGGGTCAAGACCCGGATGCCGCTCACGCCGCCCCGGTCATGCACTGCGGTGTCCAGTGCGCTTTGCAGACCGGTCACCTCATTGATGGCGTGGCTGTGGTTCGCGGGAGCGGCGCCGATCTCGGCCAGCGTCCAGGTCACGTTGCCGGTGCCGTTGACGGGCTTGCCCTTGCTGCCGATGGTGAGCGTGCGCTCGGCTCCCCAGCGGGCGGTGATGATGTTGGCGCTGCCGTTGAAGGCGGTGCCGTTGATGGTGGGCGAACCGCTGAGCTTGGTCGCGCTGATGGCGTTACCGTTGAACGCGGGGGCGGTGATCGCCCCTGTAAACACGGCAGTATCGCTGGCTTCAAAGCGGACAATCCAGTGTTGCTGACCGCCCACCGCGCCTTGCCCGGTGTCCAACAAACCGCAGCGTGCACTCTGATTATCGGAGCGCAACTGCACCTTGCGTCCACTCGCCGGATTCAGGGTGAGGGCGGCGGTGCTGGGATGATCGATCACCAGATTGCCGCTCAGCGTCCCGCCGGTGAGTTTCAGGCGGCTGTCGGGGTCAAAATTGCCCGCGTGCCAGATTTTGTACCACGGCGCGCTGCCGTTGTTGGCGGTGTTGCGGAACATCAGCCCGTGGCCGCTGTGTTTGCACGCCAGTTGCAGGGCGTAGTAGTTGTTGGGATTGCTGTGGGTGAGCGAGATGAGGTACCACCAGGCGGTTTCCTGCACCGGCCAGCCGGGGCCGGGGGCGGACTGTTGATAAAACCCGCTGGAAATGCGCTGGGAGATGTCCTCCGGTGCGGTCGTGATGGTCTGCACTTTGGCGTTCAGCGCCTCGACCAGCCCGCCGACCTGGTTCATGTTGTGGGTATGGCTGGCGGGCGGAAAGTCGTCCGGCTTCTCGGTCACTTCACCCCATTTGGGCCAGCGGGTCGCGGTGTCGGGTTTGCCGGTGACGCGGCCCCAGGGCTGCTCATGCACAGTCAGCACGTCCTTGAGCGCCTTGGGCGTGATCGCGCGGTCGGCATCCGTCCCCGCCTTGGCTTCGGCGGTGGTCGCCAGTTCGACCACGCCCTGCACGGTCGTTGTGGCCGGGGGATTGAGGAAATTGGCGCTGCCAAAGGTGATCGCCGTGGCCGCGACCTGCACCAGCTTGATGTCAACTGAG